CTAATGTGATAGAACCACTGCTGACTGTCTTGTCTGCATGAGCTGAACCGTCAGCCAACACCTGTACCGTTTCGCCTTCTAAATGGTCTAGCCCAGAAATGGTTGTTGTAGGAGTGCTGTCATATGTTAAGCCGCTGTCCAAATAGAAAGCATCCTCAACATCAGTAAAGTAAATTGGCTTCATATAAACTATATGTCTTACGGTACTACCGTTAATTGTGCGCTTTACGGACAAATACACTTGGTCTTCTGCCCCGCTTGGAATACTAGCAATGCTTTCTACTTCCGCTGTTCCGCCCAATGTGTGCGAGTGCCAACCAATAGTCTGGTTTGCTGGGTCGTATGAAAGCCCAACAAGAACACCGTCTGACCGAACAAACCATAGAATAAGCTCAGGCTCTTGCTGCCATGTCATGTCTGTTAAACCACCCCTTGCAAGATGCTCTGCAAGTATAGTTAAGTCACGACCAATCAAGCCATCATTGTCCAAGTTAAAGCTAACCTCTTTTACTTTTTCAGCGCCCTTCTGGATTAAAATAGTAGCAGAGCCAGCTCTTAATGGTCGCACATCACCAGCGCCAAATGTTGTTTCCCGCAACACGTTTACATTTGTTGGGGTCGCTACTGTTGAGCCTGTTCCGCCTGACAGGGTAAACTCTGCGCTTGATGTAAGGATTTGTAGAAACCTTCCTTGAATCATATGCTTAATAATGTTCACTGTGTCAGATGCAATAGTTACGTTAATTGCGCTATCATCGTTTGTACCGGGTGTCATGTTCTCAAAATCAGCGGTAACAGATGCAAATATAGTTTGTGGCTGCCCTATAGTGCCTGCAAGAAAGAGCCGCTGTTCGTAAAAGGCTACAGCTCTTGGATAGCCTTGGTCGCCACCAAATGCACCAAGCGACCAACGCTTTGTAGCATCTCCTGAGCCAACAACATGGTCTGGTAAAACAGCAACCTCTTGGTCATCTGTTTGCACAACCGCAGTTACCTCAGTTGCGCTAGTAAATGCAGTAATCTTCACATAGCCAGTGTCGTCATGCTGGTATTCCCAATCAATATTGCCATATGTTTCCGTGCCAGACAAATGAACTGGTGGTGTGTTGCCTGATGTTTGCGTTGACCCAGTTACCTGTTCGTACACATGACCGTTATAGCGAACTGTATCCCCATTATTGTAGCTTGTGCCTGCAGCCCACTCATCGTAATGCGTTTCTAACAACTCTCTAAACCTTATATACCGCCCAACATCATCACTGGTAAACAGGTTAGCAGATGCTGTGATTGTTACCGTGCCTGTTTGCGCGGATGCGTAAAGGGTTGTGTCGGTTGTGTTTTCGTCTAAGTACGGACCATCAACAAAATCTATGTCTTCAAATGTAAAGCTCGTAGCCGTTGTTCTTGTTAGTTTTGCTGGCGGGTGATTCTTGTGAACAAAGTAAATTACGTCTGCAGACTGAACAAAATTTAGCTCAAATATTTCTGTTACACTATAGGATGTTGAAACCTCAACAGGTGTACCGCCAGAGACAACTGCGCCACCGTCAGCAAAAAACCGAATATAATTTGCCCCAACTTCAAGAATGTAAGCCTGCTCATCGCTAAACTCAAAAGGTATTAGCCTAACCTTGCCGCCACTTTTAGATGTCCCAGCATAATATGTGCCGGGTCTGCGAGTTACGCCACCTTGCGGAAACACAACCATATTTGTCAGCTCTTGAGCGCCGCTGCTATACTTTTGTAAGTCAATACGACCCTCAAGGCGTGGGGAAAACTCGCCTGACTGAAAGTTAGTTACAATCGTAGAAACGCGAGCCATGTTAGAACCTTATGTTAATGAAGTCATCCGCAACGATTTGTTCTGGCACACCTTCCATAGCATCAATAGAACGTGCCTCTCTTAACCTTTCATTGTAAAGAGTTTGCATCGCTGATGAAACACTTGTGCTGCCAGTTATTGCATAAGCTGTTTCTGCCGCAAGGCGATATGCAATAGTGCTACGCAAAAGCGAATCATATTCTTCTGTGTCAGTAATTCTTGCTAAGAATGTAATCTTGCATGTGCCTTGGTTGGATAGAATCTTTCTGCCCTCAATCTTAAACATAGATGGAGAGTCATAAGCAGCTAGCTCATTGTCAACCTGTTCATCCCAAAAAGAAATGACACGCTCACAATATGGGTCAGTAGGTAGGGTATATTGAAAAGAAAAACCAAAAGCAGGCGCTACTGAATCTGCCGCAATTTCAGCCCTACGAATACAAACATTCCAAGGATGTGAACGAATTACTGAGTCACGCGCCGTTTCAAATCGGCGGTTGCACAATCTAGCCTCTTTTGAGTTTTCGGTTAAAGACGTAATGGTAGCTGCACCCAGCAAATCCATTGCTTCGTTACATATGTCTACTACTGATGCCATTTTATTTCACCAAATCCTTTATTTCAACTAACGCACCCTGACTTAGATTACTATCTCCGCCAGAAACCACCTTGCCTTTTTTCTTTGCCGCATCCACTAACCTGATTAACTTTTCTGTAGGCAGCATTATGACAGTTTGTTCGCCTAACACAAAACACCAAAAGTCAGCCTCGGTTGTTGATATGCCAGACAGTTTCCCTCTACAAAAAAACTCCACAAACACTTTGCCAGTTTGTGAAGCCTTAAAATCCCTTTTCACCTCAATCGTTTTTGACTGTAATAGTTCAGCTAAAAACTCTTCATGTAGCTGTCCCACCTTTAAGTCATACCTAAAATCACTATTATATTCCACAACCCCTCCTATGGAAAAGAAAGGGGCGGAGACCCGCCCCCTCCAATGTTAGTTTACGACATACTCAATGATGAATGCCATATCACCAGCAGAACCACCAGTAGCACTGAAGGTAGCAGCGATGTAGTAAACATCATTCGGGTCTGAAGACTGACCAGCCAGTTCCCAAACCTGTTGACCAGTCGTGTTGAGGTCAGCCACTTCGTAACGGAGTTCCGCTACGCCAGCAGCATCGGCAACGTCAGTAGCCAAAGCGTCTTCATCCACAACAACGCCAGCATTCGTGTAGAAGCCTACGTTGTATGTGCAAGTGCCGCCAAGGTTATCTGAGCCAACACGGACTGAAACAAGAGTTGCGTTGGTTGGGATTGGCGCAAGCATAACGATGTCATCGTCAGTGCTGTCACCAGCCGCCAGTGCAACATTGCCCTGAGCAATGCGTACAACACCGCCCAGTTCGTTTGCAGGATTAGCAACCTGAGGAAGAGCCTCAAGATTTGCCACTAAGTCTGAATTTTTAGTAGTCATTCTCTAGTCTCCTTCTCTAAGCTGCGCCATCTAGGTCATCTTCATCACACTTGATGCGAACAACCATGTTTTCTTGCATACGAGTAGCACCGATGTCCATGCTGTAGTACACCTGAGTCGCGTAACCTTTGTCGGCACGCTCATCAATGCGAGCAGAAACATCTTGACCAATACCAAGAGCCATACCTTCTTCAGCCCAAGCAAAGCATGTACGGACGTTATTAGCGTCTACAGCCAAGCGGTTGGACATGATGAAGTTGAAGCCCATGAACTGATTGATTTCACCCTGTACCAGTGCCTTAACGGTGTTGAAATCCGCTGAAGTCACGCTTGTGTCTGCAAGCAGAGCGTGAATCTGTGACGGACCCATCACAATATGGCGTGGGATTGAAGGGTCAACATCAGCTTGGTCAAGCAACTTCTTTGCTTCACGCAGCTTTGTCAAGTTCATGTTAGTGTCAGCACCACCTACTGAAACAGCAACGTCCTGATTTGTGTCGAAAGCTGTGCTTGTTGAGCCAGTTTCGCCAGTAGAAGCAGCCGCATCAAATGCAGTAATGATAACATCGTCCATCGCACGACCCATAGCAGCAGCAGCGGCTTGAGCGTAAGATGAGGTTGGGTCAATCAACATACGAACCTTATCCTGATTGTCAATCAAGTCAGCATATTCGTATGATGCTAGGCTTAAACGTCTACGCGCATGTGGCGTATCCATCTGAGGTGTGTCGGCATGCCGACTTGACCGTAGCTGGGCTGTTGCCAGACCAACTTGGTCAATAAATGCGTTTTTACCAACGACATTCTCAATTCGCACGGTGTCACGCAGACGGCTTCCCATCTGTTGCGCGAGCATCTGCACGTTTGCAGAATACTGTTGGACAAACGCGGTAGTAATTTGAGTAGACATGATAAATCTCCTTTAACTACTCGGTTGCGTTGTCAACGTGCGATGCGCTACCCTTTCGGACGCTTCTAGGCTTTTTAGCCTCCCTTGGGCTACCGTCTTTCCGATTGTCATCAGGACGATTCTCATCGCTACCCTGCATAACCCACTCGTAGTATTTATCTGCGAGTAGGTCTGGATTAACCACATCACGCACAGTACCAAATTCGATAGCCATGCGTAGGCAATCTAACCTTGTTTGAATACGGTCGAACTCATCCATGTACCATACCCATCAATTCTTGCATGCGCTCAATCGCTTGTTTGCGACCAATTACATTGCTCTTGTCCCAATACGCATGTGACTTGTCATTCATAATGGCATCAATCTCATTTTGGGCTGCCTGCCTACTTAGAGTTCTTGCCATTGGCGCATCAGCAACAGTGTCTTCGCTGGTCATATTATGACGGAAATCTGCCATTTTAGCAAATGCTTTAATAAAATCAGGGTGATTACCAATTTTAGTACCATCCGATAAACGCATCTCAAGCATTTCTAATGATGCAAACGCATCAAACGCTTCTTTTGCAGCAATCAACTTATGACTATACTCGTCACCCCACTCTTTTTTCAAAGACATCTCTGTATCTTGCATAGCTTTTGCATCGTTAGCTTCCATGCTAGATTCATTTTGGGCTGCAATGCCTTGATAGTATTCAATAATCCCAGACGCTTGCTGAGGTGTTAAGCGCAATTTATGCGCCACTTCAGCATAATCTTTAGCAATGTCTTCTGTAATAATATTGCCATCTGGCTTTATTTCATATCCGTCTGATGTTTCTGGACGACCAAGGCGACCATAAATGCGGTCAAGGTCTTCATCTGTCGGATTAACTGGCAGTGGTATTTTGTCTGCGCCAATTAGTTTCTGTGCATTAACGTAAGACCTAGCAAGATTCTCAACATCCTTAATTGGTGATAGGCTTGGATGGTCACGCAATTCTTCTGGTATGGTTGATAGAAAATCGTTACCAGACCCGCCTTGCGCCACTTCTGCTGGTGTTTCCAGCACAGTGCCTGCCGTCTGTGGCTGGGCTACCTGTTCGACATTTTCTTCTGACATGTTTACTCCTCTGTCAACATATTGTGAATATGAAGGATAACCCCACGTTTACCCTCCTCGAAAGCTGTAGCATTGGCATCACCAGCTACATAACTTAAAGCCCTCCAATTACATCGGGCTTCAAGGTCACGCAAAACCTTTTGACCCGCTTCGGAATCAAAGGTTTGTTTATACATATCCCTTAGCTGTTCTAGCTCTTTCACTGCTGATTACCTCCAACCATTCTGACAGCTTGCGCTGCTTGAGCCGCAGTGTAAACATCTTCCTGTTCTTGCTGACGTTGCATCTGTTCTTGCTGCGCTGCTGCTCGCTGTTCACGCAACTCAGCTATTTCTCTGGTGCTACGCAACGTTGTCTTTGGAACGCCAAGGGCATCAGTTACATGCCGCACCAATCCATCAGGGTCGATGTGGTCGCCAACAGGCAATGACTCAGCTAATGGCAAGAGCATTTCTAGCGCCCTCATTGTATTGTTTAGGCTAGTTGACTTCTGTGCCTTAGCTAGTGGTGACACATACTCAATGTCAACGTCACGCCCCTGCAGTATTTCTGGTGGTTGTGCAAGCATGTTAGCTCGTAACATAAGCGCAAAGATTCTGTCAATTAACGGACGCAACATCTCATTCATTAATCTGCCCAGCACAGGACCAATGACTCTCATGCGCTCTTCCTGTCGCTGCATGACCTCCGTAGCTGTCATGTTTGGCGAACCTGAGAATAAAATCTGGTCAACATAAAAGGCGGAGCGAATAGCTGCGCGGCGTTGCTCTTCCATGTTAAGACCGATTGGAATATTAGCGCCAGTGTTTAACGGCGTAATTGTGTCCCGTGAACCAGAACGAAAGAAGTTAAGACCGCCGGGATTTGTTCTTATTGGCAGCAAAAAGCCGTCATCTGGAACAAGTAGCGGTGGGTCAATCTGCTTCTGTGCTGCCTGTATAATTGTCTTTGACATCAGGTTAAGCATCTTAACGTCAGGTAGAGCTGTCATTGCTGGGCTTCTGCCCATTACCTCTCCTGTCGCTTTGAGGAAGCGTGGAACAACGTATGGTAGCTCTTCAAAACCGCTTTCGGAAATGAGCGTCTTGTCTCCAATGCTGACGTAACTGGAAAGAAAC